TCCAGTAGGTGGGATTTGACGAGTCGTGGGACATCAGTCCTCGTCCTCCGTTCCACCGTCGGCGATCGCCTCGTCGATCTCGCCCTGGAGCTCCTCGAACTGCGCCTGGACTTCCTCACTTCCTTCGTCGACGAACGTCTCCTCGATCTCGTTCATCTCGCTGGGGAACTCGCCGTCCTCGATGATCTTCCGCTGCTGCTCTCGGCTGAAGTAGTCATCCGGACGTCCACCAGTCCACTTGTTGAGCATCTCCGCCCGGGTCTTCTGGATGCCGGCGAGATCGTCGGCACTCAATTCGTGGAGCGGATCCCACTTGACCGAGTACGAGGATGGACCGCCTCGAGGGGTCGGTAGGATATCGTACTTGATCAGCCGGTCGATGATCGCCCGGACAATCGTCGGCGTGACGAACTGCTCCCGGCGCTCCTGAACCTTGCCGTACCACTCCTTGAGGTCCTGTGTGGTCGCACGTTCCCCGCTCTCGTTGCCCTTCAACACGGACTGGGGGATTCCGGTCTGGGCTGATATCGCCTCGATGTTCGGGTTCGTGACCAGCGACGGATCGATGTCCTCGCCACCGAGACTCTTGACCTGATCCGCGCCGTGCGTTCGGAGCACGTTCTCGAGGCCAGACTGCCAGCGAGCGAGATGTTCGCGGAGTTGGTCGCTGCCCTCCTCGACGTCGAAGTCTTTGTCGATGTTGATGTTGATGCCCCAGGCCGACGCTCGATACGCGAGTTCACCGGCGCTTCCGAGGCTCTTCTCGATATCGACGATGTTGTTGTAAACGGGCTGTTGCCGTGGGATCCCGCGGAGGTTGTCGTCTAGGAGCTGGTCGGAGTGGACGTGGATCACGCGGCTGTGGTGGACCCACATCGTGTCCGGCCCCTTCCGTTCGATGCCGAACTCCTCGTCGTTCTCGTCGCCGAGATCGAGCTGGTACTCAACTGGTTTCCCCCATCGGCCAGATCCTGGTCCGCCGAGTCGGACGTCCTCAACGGACTCTCGAGAGAACGGCTTGAGTCCCTGGAGGCTTTGCGGGTTGTCGACCTGGCTGCCGAATCCTTCCCCCTTCTCGCCCTTTCCGACCTGGCCCTGCTCGATGTCATCGAACTCGAGGACCAACACGCCGAACGTGCCGATGCCGGCGAGCATGTCGGTTCGGCTGGCGTAGTGCCAGAGATCTTGCTCTCGAACGACTGTCTCGAGTTGCTTCTCGAACTTCGTCTGATCGCCGCCTTCTTCCGCGTCGTCGACGACTCGTGGAGGATCCCGCCAGGCAGTCATCGACGGGAGGAACGTGACCGCGAAGGCGTACGGGTTCCGCAGCGCCATCGCGTAGTAGTCCGTTGCCGTCGGGTTGGGATCCCAGTCGAAGACGCCGTAGTAGTCAGGGACGCCCTCGGCGTTGACGTTCTCGCCCAGCTGGTCGGCCAGGACTTGCCGCATCGCCATGTCGACCTGTTCTGCGGCGACCAGTTCCATCGTCTTGTCGTCGACCTCTGGACGCTGCTCGCCGGTAGCCTCTTGGACGTCGTCGCTACTCGCCGACTGTTCGGTCTCGGAGTCGTTGGTATCAGACATCGTTGAGATCACCAGGTGCCGCTGCCGCTCGGACCAGTGTCCTCCACAGGACGTAGCCCTTCAGCCGCGCAGATCGCCATGATCGCTGCATCGAGGTGGTCCGGCGAGTGGCCGAGGCGCTCCTTGACCGTCTCCTTCGAGTCGGCGACGTAGACCTGCTCGTCGCGGTTCTTGATGTAGCGCTCCTCGAGGGTGAGCTCCCGAGCGGCGATCTGCAGTTCCTTACGGAGTCGGGTATCAGAAAACTCGCCGCCGCGTTCGAGCCACTTCCCGAGTTCGCACAGCCCCTCAGTCCAGCGGTCCTTGTACTCGTCTGTCTGCGCAGCGTTCGCGCCAGCGTTGAATCGGTCGACGTCGGGATAGCGCCGGGCCGTGTCGTCAGCCTTCCCCGAGCCTTCACCGACGGCGTCGATCGAGATCGTCGGGTTGGGCTCTTCATCGAGTAGCTTCCACATCCGATCGAACTGGACCGTGTGGTTGGTCCCCGGCTCGGAGTATTCGACCGAAAGTACCCCCTCGCACTCGTCTATCTGGACGGTCCGATCCCCAGAGCGGGCAACGTCGATCCCGGATCCCTGCCTCGAGCCCGAGTCGTCGACACCGTTCTCCACGTAGCCGGCGTCAACGAGATCATGGTCGATGGGTCGGTTCTTCGTCGCACCGGCCGGCGGCATGATCCCGGCGAAGCGCCGGTACCACAGCGTGTTGAGATCCTTGCGGAACTTCTCGCTTCCACGAGTCGACATCGCTCGAGCCTCGTCGTAGCCCGGCCAGGACTCGCCGTTGTGCGCCTCCCACTTCTTCTTCAGCTTGTGGAGGCCAGTCAGTCCGGGGATCCGGTCACCGGAGCGGGCGCCACGTTCGACCTGGACGTTGTGCGAGTCGAAGGTGGAGAACTGGAGCTTCGTCGGCTCGAGTCCGATCTCGCCCATGTTCGCGACCGCGTTGGTCTCGTCCTCCGGCGGGTTCGAGATGACGACCATGCGATCGTTTCGGTCGGAGATCAGCGAGTCGATCGAGTCCAGCGTGTCGAGGTCGACGTCCTTCTTGTCGGCCTCGTCGACGATCACCAGGACGTGATCGTTGTGGACTCCCTCGAGTTCTCCCGGATCTTCAGGGCTGATGACCTCGAACTGCCACGTCGGTTCGCCCTCGATATCGATGTGCGGGTTCGGCGACCACTTCCACTCGCCGAACAGCGGGCTCGAGCCGTGGAGGCCCTCGGCGTCGGCACAGAACGTGCGCTTCAGTTTGCCGTACGTCCCCGAAGTGACGACAACCGAGCTCGGGTAGTGGCGCTTGTGGAAGGCGAGGGCGAGGGCAACGATCCCGAACGTCTTCCCGAAACCGTTGCCCCCCTCGAGGTGCGTGTACTGATTCTCGGCGACGTGCTCGAGGATCTCCCGCTGCTCGGGAGAGAGTGTGACGTCGAACCAGTCCTCGGCCGCCTGCCAGTACTTCTCGGCGCCGGTGTAGTTCTCCGGTAGCCGATCCTGGACAGGGCCGGGGAGTTCTTGCGTGCTCATGAGTCCTCTTGCGCGGACACCTTCCACGCATCTTTCATGCCACTGAGAGCGTCGGCCTTCTGCGACTCGGGATCCTCCAGGAGGCCGAGGTCCTTGAGCCACTGTCGGCGATCAGTGGAGAGTTTCTTCTGTGCCTGGGCGACGACCGACTCGCGGTACTTCCGTTCCTCGACGATCTCGTCCCCGACGGACTTGTGCCGAGTCTCCTTGTCGACGAGCGGGTGACCGCTCTCGAGTTCTTCGGGTTTGTCGTCCGCCCACCGATCGAGGCCGATGTCCTTCGCGTGGGTGACCGAGATCCGGAACAGTTCGGACTCGATCCCCAGCGGTGGATCGCCGTGGAGTTCGCGGTACTGCTCAAGGTAGTCCTCGAAGACGTCGTCGACGAACTCCTGCATCTGCTCGCCGAGAACGTTCTGGTAGTAGGAGTTGCACTCGACGTACGCGCCGTGGGTCACCGCGTTCGTGTTCTCCTCTGGAGCGGCGCCGCCAGCGTTCCCCTCGGCGTTCGAGTTCCCTTCCGGAGCTCCGGAGTCCTCGTCGCCGCCATGGATGCTGCACTTTCCATGCGGGCCCTGCGCGTAGCCACCGCACCGGCCACCGTGAGATTTGGCTGTACCGATGCACTGCCCCCACTCGCCGTAGCGGCGCTCTCCGGTGATCTCCTTGGCTCTTTCGTGGGCTTCTGGATGAAACTCGTCTGGTGCTCCCATGAGGTTGAGTTTGTTTTCAGGACTCGAGACCGACCGCCTCGAGGGCGAGCTCGTCGTCGGTGAGGCTTGTCCCGCGTGCTCATCGGCGTCGCGATCCTTCCCCGAGACGTCGTAGCGGTCGGCTAAACGAGTCGGACTGATTGAGCCCGGGTGGCCGGCCGTCTCGATGAGCTGCAGGATCTCCGCCGCCGCTCCGTCCAGTGGTATTCGGACGGCGGCTTGTCGTCGGGG